CTGTAGCAGCTGAACCTACTAAGCTTTCTAACGAAGCTCAAGATCTAGGTGCAGCGGTTGTTAAACCAACAGACAGCAATCCTGACGCTACAAAAAATAATAAAAAAGTTTCTGACGCACAAAACGCAAAAGCTGCAGATGTTGACGCTAGTAAAAAACCAGATACAGAAGCTGGTGTTACTAAAGTTGCTACTCCAGGCGAATCGTTAAAAGTAGAAGAAACAGAAAAAAAAGAAGAAGAAGTAATTGACGTTTCTGATGATGTTAAAGCATTAATCGGAGATGAAAAATTAACAGAAGAATTTAAGGCAAAAGCTGCAACTATTTTTGAAGCTGCTATCAAATCTAAATTGAAAGTAGAAAAACAAAAAATCGAAGATGGTTACAAGAAAAAACTTAAAGAAGAAGTTGATACTGCAAAAGCAGAACTTGTTGAAAAAGTTGATTCATACTTAAACTACGTAGTTGAAGAATGGATGAAACAAAACGAGATTGCTATTGAAAGAGGTATCAAAGGCGAAATCGCTGAGGACTTTATTAGTGGTCTGAAAAAATTATTTGAAGATCATTACATTAATGTTCCAGACGAAAAATATGATGTGTTAGAAGATCAAGCTTCTAAAATCGAAGAGCTTAACAAGAAATTGAACGAGCAAATCGAAACTAACGTTAAATTAAATTCTGAAATTGGTAAGTTAACAAGACAAGATATAGTAGATGCTGTATCTTCTGATTTAACAGATACTAATAAAGAAAAGTTTAATAAATTAGCAGAAGAAATTGAATACACTAACGCTAATGAGTTTAAGAATAAAGTAACGACTATTAAAGAGTCTTATTTTAATACATCAAAAGAAATTTCATCTAAAAATGAAATAGATAACGTTGCCGAAGGCGAAACAACGCAAGTTGATTTGTCAAACGCTATGACTGCTTATACGGCCGCTATCACTAAAACAAAAGACCTAATTAAATTAGGTTCTAAAAAATAAAGGGAGAATAAAAAAGATATGTACTTATCTGAACAACTAGTTAAAAAATGGCAGCCGGTTCTTGAACATCCAGAACTCCCAAAAGTAACGGATAGTTACAAGAAAGCGGTTACCGCTGTTATCTTGGAAAACCAAGAGAGAGCACTAAGAGAAGATAGAGCATTTATGTCAGAAGCTGCTCCTATGAACAGCACTGATGCATCTTACGTACAAAATTGGGATCCAATCCTAATTTCTTTAGTAAGAAGAGCAATGCCAAATCTTATCGCATACGACATAGCTGGCGTACAGCCAATGACTGGTCCAACTGGACTAATCTTCGCTATGAGAGCAAAATATCAATCACAAGGATCTAGCTCAGAAGCATTATTTGATGCTGCTGATACAGATTACTCTGGAAGAAACAAAGCTGGTTCATCAACAGGTGGTTTTTCATCAACTGCTGATTCAGGAACTAACCCAGCGTTATTAAATGACAGCCCTGCTGGCACTTATACAACTGGAACAGGTATGTCAACTGCTGCTGCTGAAGCACTAGGTGACTCATCTGCTAATAGCTTTGCTGAAATGGCATTTTCAATCGAGAAATCGACTGTAACTGCTAAATCAAGAGCTCTTAAAGCTGAATACACAATGGAACTTGCTCAAGATCTAAAAGCAATCCACGGTTTAGATGCTGAAACTGAACTTGCAAATATTTTATCTGCTGAAATCCTTGCGGAAATCAATAGAGAAGTTGTAAGAACAATTTACACTAATGCTGAAATCGGCGCTGCTGCTGGAACAACAAACGCAGGTATCTTTGATTTAGATACAGACTCTAACGGTAGATGGTCTGTTGAAAGATTTAAAGGCCTAATGTTCCAAGTAGAAAGAGAAGCAAACACAATCGCACAAAGAACACGTAGAGGAAAAGGTAACATTCTGATCACTTCTTCAGATGTTGCATCTGCTTTACAAATGGCTGGCGTGTTAGACTATACACCTGCATTAAACAACAATCTTAATGTAGATGACACTGGTAACACTTTTGCTGGAATATTAAACGGAAGATATAAAGTTTATATCGATCCATATTCTGCAAACGTAAACACAGCTAAGCAATTCTTTGTAGTAGGATACAAAGGTACATCACAGTATGATGCCGGAATATTCTACTGTCCATACGTTCCACTACAAATGGTGAGAGCTGTTGGTCAAGATAGCTTCCAACCAAAAATTGGATTCAAAACAAGATATGGAATCCAAGCTAACCCATTTGCTGAAGCTGGTGCTTCAACTGCAACTGCGGTTATCAATGGTGCTGGTTCTGCTAACGCAAACAGATACTACAGACGAGTACAAGTAACTAACTTAATGTAATTTACTTGTTACAATCTGTAACACAATTAAAGGGTCGGTCTAAAAAACCGACCCTTTTTTTTTGACTAAATATTAATATGACAGTTACAAACGCATTAAGTAGACAACCTACAAAACTAGACTACGCTAGTCCTACACAGTTTAAATTTAATATTATTAAATTACCTAAAGTAGAATACTTTTGCACAGCCGTTAACATACCTGGTATTTCTATAAATTACGTAGAACAACAAACACCATTAAAGGATATACCACATCCTGGTGAAAAACTTAAATATGGTGATTTGCAAATGACTTTTATTGTAGATGAAAATTTAGAAAACTTCCAAGAAATACACGGTTGGTTAGTAGGTTTAGGATTTCCTGATGGATATTCAGATTATAATACGTTATTAGAAGCAGGTAAAGATAGGTTTCCAACAAGTAAATCTAGTGTAAGTAATGAGTTAGGAAAAATAAGATACCCTGCTCCGTCACAAGGGGCCGCATTATCCGACGCAACCCTATTGGTACTTACAAACAAGAACAATCCTGTGGTAGAAGTAAGATTTAAAGACGTATTCCCTATATCATTAGGTGGATTACAATATAATCAACAGGCCACTGATATAAATTATCTATCTGTAGATGTTACTTTCAAATATAGTATTTACAATTTTGCAAATATTAATGCTTCCTCAACAACAACGGTTACAACATAGGTTGATTTTTTTATAGTTTTGTGATATAATTATATTATGGATTTAGAACAATTACAATTAGAAGCAGATAAAGACCTTAAAATTAATGATACTGAATTAGATTTAGAATCATTAAAAACTCCACAATTACATAACAAGTATATGAAACATTATACTAAATTTAAATTGTTATTGACTCGTACAGAAGATGAATTAAAAACAATTAAACGTGATAAGTGGGAATATTATACTGGTAAAGCCGACCCCAGCGTGTATCAGGCCAAACCTTTTGATTTAAAAATTATGCGAACAGATATTGACAAATATTTAGAAGCTGATGAAGATATACAAAGATTAACTCAAAAAGTGGCCTATTTAATTACAGTGGTAGATTTTTTAGATAGAACATTAAGAGTTATTGTCAATAGAACATATACAATAAAAAATGCCATTGAGTGGCGTAGATTTACAAGCGGCGCCGTTTAATGTACTTAGAAAATAATCATTGTATATCTATAGGATATTTTGATAAAGCATTTTGTGATTATGTTATTAACATTTCTGAAAAAAATGCTTTGGCGTTGGCTGAAATAGATTCTAAATTAGGTAATAAAAAAACTAGAAGTTCTAAAGTAGTTTTTATAAAAGATGATAAATTAAATACTAGTTTAACAAGAGTTATTAATGAACATAATAAAAATGCAAAATGGAATTTTCAAATAAAAGAATTTGAACCATTACAATACACTGTATATGAAATTAACGATCATTATGACTGGCATATAGATTCTCATTCATACGTTTATCCAAATGGTATGATAAGAAAAATAAGTTTTACATTATGTTTAAATGAAGATTATGAAGGAGGTGAATTTGAAATTTCTAAACCTAATCCAAAACCTGAAAAACATATTAATTTAAAGTTTAAAGATAAGTTTACACTAGGAACAGTTATATCATTTCCATCTTTTGTTTGGCATAAAGTAAATCCTGTTACAAGTGGTACAAGAAAAGTATTAGTAGGTTGGTCAGTAGGTCCTCAATTTACTTAATATGTATGACACTTACCAAATATATTATTATAGATAAAAAAAACGAAGTATATCTTAAAATAGAAGCTGATGATTCTATTCGTAGAGATTTAGGTGAATATTTTACTTTTGAAGTTCCTGGTTATAGATTTACTCCACAATTTAGAAATAGAGTTTGGGACGGCAAAATAAGATTATTTTCTTATGCAACTGGCCAGATTTATGCTGGTTTGTATCCATACATTGTTAATTGGTGTAATGAAAACAAAATACAAATTGTTGATGGTACTAAAATAAAAGATATAGAAGTAGATAAAAATTTAGTTGATAAATTTATATCTGGTTTAAAGATACCTATTGAATTAAGAGATTATCAAAAAGAGGCTTTCATACACTCTTTACAAAAAACACGCTGTTTATTATTATCGCCTACGGCCTCTGGTAAATCATTAATAGTTTATCTATTAGTGAGATTTAATTTACTGAGATTAAAAGATAAACCAAATAATAAAATATTAATTATAGTACCAACAACGTCACTTGTTGAACAGTTATTTAAAGATTTTAAAGATTATGGTTGGAATCCTGATCGCAATGTACATAGAATATATCAAGGCCACGATAAAGAAACAAATAAGAATGTTATTATTTCTACTTGGCAATCAATTTACAATATGCCTAAAAAATGGTTTAAATCTTTTGGTATGGTCATAGGTGATGAATGTCATTTATTTAAGGCCGTTTCTTTAAGTAAGATAATGACTAAACTAGAAGATTGTAAATATAGAATAGGTCTTACAGGTACTTTAGATGGTACAAAGACTAACAAATTGGTTTTAGAAGGCCTTTTCGGTGCAGTAAATAAAGTTACATCTACTTCAGAATTACAAGAAAAGAAACAACTGGCCGATTTAAAAATTATATGTTTAATACTTCAACACGATAATCACTCTAAACATTTTTTAAAAGATAAAAGTTATCAAGAAGAAATGGATTTTTTAGTTTCTAATGATAGACGAAACAAATATATTCGTAATCTATGTTTAAATTTACAAGGCAATTCTTTGGTATTATTTCAATATGTAGAAAAACACGGTGTAATATTAAAACAACTTATAGAAGATAAGGCCGAAGATAAAAAAATATTTTTCGTTTATGGTGGTGTAGAAGCCGAAGAAAGAGAAAAGATACGATTTATAACTGAAAAGTCTGATAACGCAATTATAATCGCCAGTTACGGAACATTCAGTACTGGTATTAATATAAGAAATTTACATAATATAGTTTTTGCAAGTCCAAGTAAATCACGTATAAGAAATTTACAATCTATCGGCCGTGGCCTGCGTTTAAAAGATGACAATTCGGCCGCTACTTTATATGATATTGCAGATGATTTAACTTATAATGGTAAAGAAAATTATACACTTCAACACTTTAGAGAAAGAATAAATATATACACAAGTGAAAACTTTAATTATGAAATACATAACATAGAATTAAACAATGGAACAAATAAGAATAGTTAAATTAGTTAATGGAGATGATATTGTTTGTAGTTTGGCACCTGAACAATTGCCAAATAAATCTCCTCTTCTGCGTCTAGTAAAACCCTTACAAATTAAATACGTATCACAATTAACACCTAAAGGTCTTAAAGACTTTATCGCATTAATCAAATGGACGGCCTACACTAACGATCATATTATATCTATTCCAAAAGACAAAATAATGACAATTACAACCGCTACAGAAGAAATGTCAAAAAGTTATTTAGAAGTTTCTTCCAAATATGAAAGAATTGATTTGCCAAAACGAGGTGAATATAAAGCCGAAGAATTAAGTAAAGAAGAAAATGATGAGTTTAACGAATTGTGGGACGAGTTTAGAGATAAGGAAAGAATACTCCACTAATCTGGAGAATCTGTTATCAAAGAGGCTACACGCCTATTATACAGATAAACACAAAAAAGTCAACCAATCCTGGAACCGACTTTTTAGTATAAGTGATTGACAAAATACACAAAGTATAGTATATTTAAATAATGACAACATCAAAAAAATCAAAAGAACATTACGTAAGTAATAAAGATTTTTTGGCCGCTATGGTAGAGTATAAAAAAATGGTCAAAAAAGCAGAAAAAGAAA